CGTTCAATCAGACTTTCATCGGTTCCGGTCAGGCTGGCAATAAGCGCGATGCATTGCTTCACACCGCCACGCTGGTCAAAGCTGACGTAGTCAGCGGCAGTAGTGTGTTCGCGGAAATTCAGTTCGGTGATCGTCGTTTTGCCAAATTCCAACGGCTTTTTAAGAGTAATTTTGGCCATGTCACACCTACGAAACCTGTTCGGAGGTATTGGACATGATGGTGATCTTGCTTTCGCCATCCGCCACTTGCACCGGCTCGGTCACGAAAGCGCGGCTCAGCAGGTGCACGTGACCATCCGCCAGGCGCACCGTCACATCTTCATCCTTGACGGCATTGAGCTTGGCCAAATCCAGCCCGCCCAGCATATTGATGGAAAGCTCCAGCTTGGCAGGCGTGCCGGTTTCGGTGTGCCCGCCGTCTTCGGCGAGGCGTCCGCCTTTGTGTTCGCGCTTCACGCCGCTGGGCGTGAAGCTGCCCGGCTTTTCCGCCAGCGGCAGCTTGCCGATGGATGGCACCGACACGGTGCGGATATTGTTTAGTTGAGCCATGTTTGAATCTCCTTTAAATGCCTGTTAAGGGTGAAGGGAACGCACCTTTGGTGCTCAAGGGGGAAGGGTTCGGAGAGGCGGTTCTACCCTTCTCCATTCACCCTTATCCCTTCCCGTTTAAACCGCCTTGCGGAACTGCCCGACACCCGCGAGGATGTAGTACGGCGACAACAGCACCGGCTCATCCTTGAAGTTGAAGCGGCTCGGGTTGAGCGGGTCTTGTTCCACCACCAAGTGTTCCTTGTAGTAGGCATACTCCTGCACCCAGCCGAATTCCTGCATCAGCGTGTGCTGGTACAGGCTCAACAGATAGGCGCGCACATCGTCCACCGTGGTGATGCGCAGGCCGGGCTTGTACCCCTCGTTGCTCTTCGCCGCAGCCGTGCCGGTGAAACGCTTGATCGCGCCGATGCGCTGCTCGTAGCGGATGCGCTCCATCACCTCGGCGGTGTTGATGTCCAGGAACGCATCGTCGGCAGAGCCGTCCGGGCGGAACTGGTACATCGAGATCAGCCGCTTGATGCTGCACGAACCATCCTTGGCGATTTGCATCACGCTCATGCCTTTAAACAGCAGGCTGTTGGCATTCGTCCAATCGTGGTAGCTCACGCCGATCATGCCGGGCAGCGGTGTGCCTTCCAGCGATTCAACCGGGCTGTTGACCAGGCGTGGCGCAGCGGCAGCACACACGATTGCAGCCGCTTCCCAGGTGCTTGTCGGGTTCAGGCCCAAGCTCAGATCGGCGATATGCTCGTAATTCTTGGTTTCGCCGAACGCAGATGCCGCCGCATAGTCGCCGCGATGCGCGGTGAAGGCGCGGAAGCCCGCCTGGATCGGCGGCAGGTAGCGCAACTGGCTTTCGGCATGCCACGCGGCGAGCGTGGCGGCATCGTTGATACCCAATGCGACATAGCGATACCAGCGCTGGCCGAGCGTGGCCGTCAGATCACCCGGCAACGGATCGCCCGCACCGCCAGACATCGCGGTCAAGGTCAACGCCAGCCCGGCAGGCATGGCTTCGCCGTATAGGTTAAGGCGCAGATCGATGCCGTTGCCCAGGTGCCTGCGTGGCGCGCGGTGAAGGTTCCTCCCGCAGCCACTGCGGCAGCCGTCACCGGAATATCGGCACCGGCTGCGGTGATCGCCGCCGCAATCGCGGCAGCGACCTGGTCAACGGTTTGCGCGGCGGTGATCGCCACGTTCACCGGGCGACCGGAGATGTACAGCGCCAGCGTGCCGCTTGCGGTCGGAGCGGAGGTCACGGTAAACGGTGCCGAAGCGGCCACACCGGCCACGTTGTCCGCATAGGGCAGCATGTAGAGATCGAGCGCCGGATCGATCTTGCGGTAGCGCGCCGCCATCTGCGCCAGCATCGAACCGATACCGGCCTTGGCCTCGGCATCTTTCACGCCGGAAAGGCGCACGATTTCACCGGCAGGTGCGGTGCCGGTCGCCAGCTTGTGGCCGACCAGCAGCACGCCGGGAATATCGCCGCCCAGCCCAGCCTGCGAACCGTCTACAACGATGTAGGCTCCGGGATAGCGCAACGCTGCCGGCATTTGTGGGATCGAAATCATAAAACGTTACCTCCTGTGTTGGTTAAACTTTCAAATGGGCTCGGGTCGGGCAAATAGTTGGTGATCAGCGCCTCGACGCTGTAGCGGTCTGCCCAGTACAAATCACCATCGGTGTATTCGATCACCCGCCCGCCCTCGAAGTTGATCGGTCGCACGTCCGGTATGATTTCCCAACCGAGCAACAGATTTTTCACGGCCAGCCGGTACTGCAACAGTAGATCATCGGTATCACCCGACTCATGGCTGCGGACGTTCTCGATGGCGATCACCACATCGAACGCCAGCGTCAAGTTTTCCGCACGCTCTCCGGCATGCCGGGATTTTTCCGCGCTGCGCACTACCCATGCGGCAGGCAGCGGCAAGGCTTCCGGTCGCAGACTGGCGTATTCCGCCGCACCTGCTACCTTGCGGAACCATTGGCCTGAGAATCCGGCAGGCTTGGGGGTGAGGTGAAGAATTAACGGCTTCAGCGAGATCATTCCCAGTCGCTCCCCGTAACAGTGCTGCCGTAGCGGCGCGGAGAACTGGCGAACAGCACCTGATCTTCCGGCAGCTGAATAACTGGCGGCGTAGCAGGTGGCACCAGATTCATGTCCCCGCGCGAATGCGCCTTAAGCATCGCCGCCACATCGTCATAGCCATGTTTCACGGTGTCCGTCATCCGCTCCGCGCCTTGCAAGTAATACAGCGCGACCGTGGATGACATGCGCGCCAGTTGTGACAACGCAGACGGCGTGGTCGATGGCTCTGCCGGTATGCCGTGCGACAAAATCAGTGCGTCCGCATCCGCCAGCGCCTTGTCGATTGCGTCCAGCGCGAGCGTCAGCGACGCCTGTTCAGCCGGTGTTAACGCGGTCAAGTCGCCACCCACAACGGCTATGCGCAAGGCCTCTTCTGGCGGCATCGCCACATCGGCGGGAACGGCCAGTTGTGCCAGGCGGCGCGCATTGCTGCGCGCCAGCAAGTCGGAGCGGGTGGCAAACATTGCGATCAGGCCTTGTTGATCTCAGCCCACACCGCATCGCGCTCGGCCTGGGTAACATCCCAGCCGGTCACCGCTGCAATAGCCGGAACCTTGGGCATGCCGGTGCCTGTCCACAACGCAGCATCGTCTTTATCCAGCTTGCCGATGGCATCCTTGATCGCGGCGGCACGTTCTGCCGGTTCGGTCGGAGCGACGGGCGCGCTAGCCTGCGCATGAGCGGCAAAATCTACCGGCTCGGTCTCCGACACTTCCAGCATCTGCTCTTCCTTCAGGCGCTTCTCGGTTGCTGCATCCGCTAACACCGGCGTCCATTCGCGGGTGAACTGGATGCCGCAGCGGAAGAACTTCTCCTGTCCGGACTTCAACTGCACGCGCACAAAAATCTTTTTCATGGTTTTCTCCTGGTTGTTTTCTAGCAAGACCCGGCAGGCGAACCTGCCGGTGGGCATTCACTGAGTCTTACAGCCCCATCCACGGGCTGACCAACAACTCGACCTTGTTGTAGTTGACGTTGTCTGCGCCAGCCGCATTCTTCTGCGCCTTCAGCAGTGCCTCCGCCTTGGAGCGGTTGCTCGGGCCGCACACCAGCAGGTTAGGTGTGATGCCCAGCTTGCGGTTGCCGTCGCCCTTGGCCGTTTCCATCGCCAGAAATGCGGCCTCGAAATTGGCGACGGTCAAGTCAGCCTTGGAGCCGAACGCCAGCTGCCAGAAGCCGAATACAGCCTCACCGCGCCAACGGCCACCGAAACTGATCATGTCGTTTTCGAATACGCCGTCGCTGGTGACAGCGCTGGTCTTGGGGATGAACTGAGCCTTGGTGCGTTCTTGCAGATAGAACGGCTGCGGTGCGCGCTTGGTG